GCAAGGTCTAGCGTTGATGGTCTGTCCTTGAACAGATCCTCTAGTTGCCAATACGTCAGCAGGCCATTGCCATTGATTATCTGGAGAACCAGCCATAAATCGAAGGTCATCTAATTCATCTTCACGGGATTCGCTATACGCTGACAACGCTGTTGTAAAGCGTGAGCGCATCATAGATAGCTTATCCTTTGGATCTTCATTGGTCGTTGGGTTGCTACCGATGTCGGCTACTTTACCGACAAGGTTCATGTTTGACTGGTCGTATGCCATTATTTTTTCATTTTGCCTGCTGGTTTAGCTGCGCTGCGCTTGGTAGCATACGCTATCGCCACCGCTTGTTTGACAGGTTTGCCTGCTTTTATTTCGGCTTTCACATTCTCTCGAAATGCTTTAGGACTAGCAGATTTTTTTAACGGCATGGTCATTTGCCTTTCTTAGCAGTTTTAGCTGAATCTTTAAAATCTTTAGCAGTTGGCGCACCTTTACTACCCACTTTGCGCATTTTTTCTTTAGATCCTGCGGCTATTCGTGCTTGTTTAGCATGAATATTAGCATATAGTCCAGGTTTAGTTGCCATTTATTTCTCCTTTAGCAGTTCCAACTTTTAAGGGCCGCTTTAGCGCGCGGTGCGTCGCCTTTAGCGTTTTTAACTACACCCGACATTCTGGCACAAAACGATGCTTTTCTACCAGCATCTGCTTTTGTTTTCGGATTCGGTGCAGGTGCTTTTAAATTACTGTTGTTTTTTGCATTGTACTCGGCTCGCCCCTTGGCGGTCATCCCCGCACCCTTATCAGTTGGGTTATAGTTCTTGCCCTTACCCGTGGTCGTGCGTGGTATCGGTTTGCTTTGTTTAGTAGCCATTATGACCCCATCCAAGAGTTAGAGACTGCACCTTGATTCTGGTACGTATTCTTTCGGATTATACCCTTATATTCCCGATGTGCAACAGGAAAAGCAAAAGTCAATGCAATAGCGTCGGCTGCGTCAGGTGACGCTAGTCCTCTTGATCTCATGTCTTTCTTCGATTCCAAGAAGATGCTCCCCTTGCTATCAGGCTTCATCATGGGCGAAATCAAATCACTTTTTAAATACCGATCCGTAGGCACGCTGGCTGACTTAAGCCATTCTCGCATATCGCCCCACATTTCCGCCCGTTTGTTACCATACATCATACTGTTCTTTGCTTTGTTCCCGAAGTTAACACCTTTGATCTTATAGCGTTGCTCTTTTAGCCTATCCACTACACCAGCTCCTAGCCCACCTTCGTCGATGTTGACTAGCGTTGGCTGATATTCCTCGATGGCCTCGATGACCCGCCCAACAGTTTCCATTGTATCGTCACCCTTGTGCCGCTTGATAGCTATTACATCCCGCCCTTGTCTGATAGCGATGACGGTTGAGTCCGAACCAAACCGTGCAGGGTCAACCCCTATGATGATGGGCGCAGTATTATCTTTGTATTTTTCCCGTTGCATGGCTTCTTCAACTGTGTTGACGCTAATGAACTGATCATCGGACGCGTTTGGGAACATACCGTATACTTCGACGTGGGCTTGCACCGAGTCCGAGCCGTACTCAGCGATGATCTGCTCATAGACGTTCTTGTCTGTACCTTCGACTTGGCGCGAGTCGATGTTGCGGTTTTTCCAAAACTCCCGCTTGGAGTGGAACGCTTCATAAAAATAACCCGAATTCCGTCGTGGGTTGCTAAACGCCATCCAAAACCTGTTGGGCGTATTCTCTGTAAAAAACCCGCTTGTCACCGCCCAAATAGAATCATCAATACCGCTTGCTTCATCGAATATAACCATTACCCCGTCGTAGTTGTGAACCCCCGCGTAAGCATCAGGATTCTCCGCCGACCAGAGCCGTCCTTCAACACCCCAATATCTTGTGCCTTTTTTCAAATCCCGCTCGACTAGCTCAGTCAACCATTTGGCGGGCATCACTCTAGTGGCGCTGACCTCAAACCAATGGCTGTTGATTGACATACTGAGCCACTTCGTTATCTCCGCCCAGGTGACGCTGCGTAGCTGGCTTTCCGAGTTAGCCGACACGATGACGGTTGCGCCTATTCTGGTAGATAACATCCAATGCTCTAGCCATGAGACTAGAGCCGACTTACCAATTCCACGCCCAGACGCTACCGCTTCTCGCAGTACATCAAAGTCTAGCTTGCCTTGGTTCTGCTTAATATGTTCGGCTATGTCCAGTAAGATCTCACGTTGCCATTTGCGTGGCCCTGTGAAATTCTCTAGCGGCGTACCCTGTTGCGCCCACGGATAGCAATACATTACAAACGCTAGCGGATTGTCCTTGATTGCAGGACTCCACAGGCGTGACATTAACTCTTGTTCGTCTTGCGCTGAGTAGATGGTGGATTGCATTTATGCTACTTTATGGTGAGTTAAATGACAACTGCGGCACAACCATTTGACATTAAGCGGTTTGTCGTAATCTTCATGGTGCTTTTCGGCTTTTTCGTTTTGGCATACTTCGCAAGGCTTTCGCTCAACTTTTTTGCGCCTAACGTAAACATTAACATAAGATCTAGCGTTAGCTTTTTTGCGCGCTTCTTCAGGTAATTCGCTATGCTTAGGTCGCCAGGCGCGCATATTGGTTGCGTGACAAACACGACAATACCTTTGCGGTAATCGGTCATTAGGTAGCGTGCATTTAGAACAAGTTGTTTTAACCATAAAACGATTGTTTCACGAAAACAAATCATAGTCAAGCGACTTTCTGTTTTAGTTGTACTGGTGCAAGTTCTGTGTCATCCACTTGTTTGAACACGCCTTCGATGACGCGGTGTTGCGCTTGTTCGAGTGCGGCTGTGATCGAGATGCGTTGCTCAACATCTATCGACAGTTGTTGTTTAGCTACCCAACCGTGGGTGTGTTTTAAGATTTCTAGCGCAGCTTTAGCGTCGCCATCAGCGGCGGCTTTGTGCAGTATCGCTGATAACTCCATCTCGCCATCGGCTTTGCCTTTTTGTTCAGCATATTCAGCAATGGGATCTAGTTGCGTGAGCTGTCGGTATTCGGTAGGGCGCATCCCAGCAGCGAGGGCAAGTGTGTCGCCTTTAAGTCCTAACTTGGCAGCGTCGTATATGCGTTGCAATCTAGCCTCGGTAGCTTCTAGCTTGCGTGGCTCATACACATAGGAATGAAAGTTATCAAACATGGTGGAATCTTATCATAGATTTTTTAGGTTTTTATAAAAAAATAAAAAGTTTGCGTAAACCCTCCGGCAACGTGACCAGTCGGTCGCCGGCCCTACCCCCCCCTAAAAAATTGCCTCCGCCTTGCAAGCCAGCAGGCCGCCGGCTAGCAAGCCGGTAGCAACCGGCCAGCAGCAACCGACCGACCGGCCGCAGCTTGCAGCAGGAAAGCCGGCGGCTGCGGCGGCATGGCGTGGGCGTTTTTCCTAGGGCGTTTTATTGGCGGGTAATTGTATGGGGCCGGCGGCTATTGTCACATTGTCAAATTGTCAAATTGTCAAATTGTCAAATTGTCAAATTGTCAAATTGTCAAATTGTCACGCCAAAATAGTTAGCGCTTAGACTGTTACTTATGAGTCAAATTGTCAAAAGACAATATGACATATAAACTAGTTTAGGGATTTTGGCGCCAGCATAGGGCGACGGAATTATAGGTCATATAGGTCAATTGTCATTCCTATTTTAGTCGCAGCTATAGCAACCTATATTTACTAATTTTAATCTACTTATATCTAATTAAATAAATGACAATTTGACCTATAAAACCCTTTGCGCTTTGCGCCCATTGGCCGCGTCAATTGTCATTTGGCCATTGTCATTTGACAATTTGAGACAATATTTTGACAATTTGACCTATATTTGTATAAATGCTACAAAATTAGTTACATTATTTTTAGAATTGACTATAATCAGTAGCAGCAGCACAAATTAATAAACTAACCTAGGAAAACACAAAATGCAAACAGCAAACGATTATTTTGATTCTTTGATTGGCAAAAAAGTAGACTTGTATGAGCTTGCTGGCGTTATTGTAGATTGCCCGCCTACTGATTATTATCGCCCGTCAGTTAAAGTTTTATGGGCCGGCGCTACTGTTGCCCGCCGCGTTGAAATTAACGTATTAACATTTATTTAAGGAAAATAGAAAATGCAAAAATCACTATGGTACGTAATGAATAAAGATCGCGAGATATTTGGCGCGTTTGATTGCATCGAAGATGCTAAACAATACGCTAGCTCGCGCCCTGGTTATTTTGTAATTCCTAGGTTTAACCAAGAATATTTGTAAGTAATAAGCTAATAAGCGCCGCCGCCCTGGCGCTTATTGGATTGTTATTTTAACGATCAATAAACTAAACTAACCTATAGGAATCTAAAAAATGCAATTCACAATCAAACAATCGCAGCTTAAGGCCATGTTAAACCTAGCATCTAAGCAGGATATTAGATACTACCTAAATGGCGTATTTGTAGAATTTAACCAGGTAACTACCCGCCTGATCGCAACCGATGGCCACAAATTAGGCGTTTTAAATCATGCGCCTGAATACATGGCCAGCGAGGGCGCCGGCTCTATGATCATTCCCAGGGAAGTAATCGAGAATCTACCAAAGGCGGCCATTGATCATGAGCTAACATTTATTAAATCCGACGGTAACGCAACGGGCTGGACTATCGTAATACCAGGCGGCACGCAAATAGTATTCCAGCAAATTGAGGGTACCTTTCCGGATTACCGCAGGGTTTGCAATTTTAAAACCAGCGGCGAGGCGGCCAGCTTTAATTATGAGTACCTGGTGCAATTCTTAAAAGTACAAAAGGCCCTTGGTGGTAGTAAAACTAATACGGTCAATTTATACCAAAATGGCACAAGCGGCGCCCTGGTCACTCTAGCTGGCGTAGAAAATTTTGCTGGCGTGATTATGCCAATACGATCGGATGCGGTAAACCAGGCAGGCGCCATGATGGATAATGAGTTATTAAAGCTATTACCTGATACAAGCGCAGGCGACGCCGCAGCAGCAGCGGCCTAAGTGTTATCTTATAAGCCCTTAAATTTTAGGGGCTTATAGGGCTAATATTTGGCCAATAAACTAAACTAAAGGAAACTAACCATGCACCAAACTGTTAATTTTACGGACTTTCATAATGCATTTAAGCAGCTGCGGCCTAATAATTTTTCTTATGAGGGTTTGCAGGCCTTATTCGAATACTGCGAAGATTATGAGCGCGATTCTGGCGAAACTATGGAATTAGATGTTATCGCTCTGTGCTGCGATATAACCGAAGATAAGCCATTAAATATTGCTCTAGGCTATCGCATTGATCTAAGCGCGGTAGACTTAGGCGATGATCCCGCGATCCGCGCCCTGGTGTTGGATCACTTGCAGGATCATACAACGGTAGTTGGTGAAACTGCCGACAGTATTTTATTCGTAAACTATTAAGGGGATAACGTGAATAATCAAAATAGATTCGAAGTAAAAGAAGAAGAATTACCAGGCGACGAATACGACAATGAAATTAATCATTGGTACGTTTACGACAATGAAACTGATATCGTTATTAATAACGAATGGTTTGATACTGAAAAGCGCGCCCAGGACTACTTAGAATTAATCGAAGGCCAAATTTTACAATTAGAGGGTTAAACCATGAAAACATTTTTAGACTATCTTTTAGGCGGCCTATTTATGGCCGCGCTTGGCCTTGGCCTTGCGCTTATTTATATCTACCGTACGGGAGGGTTTTAATATGTACATCGTACGGTATCGCATCCAGGGCGAAGACTACAGTATTCGCTTTAACGATAAAACAAGCGCGCAGCTATTCGCGGCGCGTTATAACGGGAAAATATCAACATGAAAATACGATCAACAGAATTTTATAGTGACGCCTACGCGTACGCTGTAGGGTATCGCGACGGGCGCAATTACACGCCCTGCGCGCTGCCTGATGTATCTTTATTCACTAATCATCATCAAACCTTGTATGCCGACGGGTACCGGCAAGGGCAGCGGGATTATGAGCGTTACGATCACCACAATGCGACGCCAGGATATGCGCCAATACAGAACGGACTAAACAGATGATCTATATTTTAATTGGCCTTATATTGGCCGGCATCGTGGCGTATTGGTTAGATCTTTAGCTAACCACTAACCCGCGCGCCCTGGCATTGTCCAGGGCTTTTTTTTGCCTGGCGCTGCGGATCTGCGCGCAGCTGCCGACCAGCTGCCGACCAGCTGCGGTCGGCACCCAACGCTCACGCCATGCGCGGGAACCACTTCATTTTAAATCTTGCAGGCAGACGCTCCCGTTTTTTGCAGGCAAACGCTCTCATTTTTTGCAGGCAAACGCTCCCGTTTTTTGGTTCATTTTGTATTGACTTTTTGAGGCATAGGCAAGTCCTCTACCGCACGTCTTAGCTCAGACTTACTCAACACGTGCGCTACTTCAGGCGCAGCATAGATATGCTTTTTACTTTTAAAGTCTGCGCTTGCAAGGCGTCCACAGTCTATCCAACCTGCTTCCTTCAATGCGTGTAACAAGGCAGCTTGCGGTACTTTCACGTTGCTAGGCGCTAACCCTGCTAAACGATCACAAAGCGCATGAAAAGGCGAGCCAATCACGCCACGGGCAAACTCGCTAGTGCGACTCTTTAACATCTCAACTAAATAACTCTCGGCCATGCTCATGCCATGCTCAACTAAATTAGCCTTAAACTCGGTCATGGCAGGCGCTGCGGCAGGGTTAAACTTAGTTACATCACGGGCGTGTAACCACGCGGCAATAGATTCAAACCCACCCTTGCGATACCACGCCCACAACGCCTGCGCTACTTTAGCATCCATCCTAGCTGCTGCTGACCAAACACAAAACCAACGACGATCTTGAGACGCTAGCGAAATAGGCACGGGATCATTTGAGAACGCCAAAACGAACACACGGTTAGCCATTTGGTACGGGTGCAAACCCTTACGATTAATCGGTAACATCTCAGGCGGTGCGGCTATGATTGGCTTTAATTGATTGGCCAACTGCCTACGGGCAGACGCATCGGGTTCTTTTAACTCATTGATTAATAGAATCTCAGACTCTAATTGATAACCCCATTGACTGTTAATAGAATTGTTATCCATGATGCCACGGTTCTTGAGGTGACTGCCACAGACTGCCCAAATGAACGGCGCCCACATGGTGTCCTTGCCACTACCCTCATCGCCGCCATGTAGCACGGCATGATTGATCTTAACTTGCGGGTGCTGCACTTTGCAGGCCATGATGTCAAGCAAGTGTTCTAACTCGGCAGGCTCAGGTACCAACTCACGGCAATGATTTAGCCAGGGCGCTATTGTCGATTCAGACACGGCCACGCCTGACACGTCAGGCCGAGCGTCACGCCATCTGTTACCGTACAAATCACCGTCACGGGCAACAAGTACAGTCTCACCCGCAGCGTAGGTAATGCCAACTAATGCCTTAGCGCCCATCGTTTGTCTGTTCTGGTCAAAGCAGATAGATGCCTCAACCTTGGTGGTAGGCGCATGGATTGACATACATTTGATGTGACGGAATAGAGCGTTGAACGTCTGCCTTGACACTTCGCGTCTGTCTTGCATATCAAAATAGGACTCATCGTCTTGAACGTAAGCGAACCTTTCATACCACTTGGACTTCTCGACACGGCCTAACTCTTTACGCTCAACCTCGGCAATTTTTGCGTCAGCGTCATCGGTAAACATATCAGACGGTGTAATCTTGGCAAGCGCTACAGTCATAGCCTCGGCAATCAGTTGATCACGTAGGCCGTGTGTAACTTTGGGGCCACCGTTAGCAGCAACCCAATCTAAGAATGTTTGACTGCCGAAATCGACACAATGCGAGTGTAAGCAACAGTAAGAACGATCTAAGGGTTTGTACCGACCTTCGGGGTTACCATCGGTATGCTCGGCGTTGTTGGGGCAAGTGACTGAAAGCCACCCTTCGCCGTTGATCTTGGACAATACCATGCCTTGATCATTAAGCCATGATAGCACATCATCGCCGCCATTGTCGGCAAGTCTAATTGGTGCGTAGTGATTCGTGTCAGCAGGCGCAGGCGTTACACCTAGCGCCGTGCAAATGTCGCCTAGCGTGTAGTCACGCTCAGGATGAAACTCGACTAACTTAGCTTCAAAGTTATCCCGCCCAGGCTTTAGGTTAATCGAGCCTGGCAGACGCACATTACGGACTGCATTAGTAGCGCCTGCATCGGTGTAATTTGCGGCTGCAATGGCTTTGACCGCTGCCGTGAACTCACCCTTAGTCGGTTGCTCAGAGAAAGCGTAGCCGTACTGGAAATTATCAGGGCTAGTCTCTAAAACCCATGTCGGTGCAAGAGGCGGTGTCTTGGACTTGGTGCCAATGTCATCTAACATCATAAATAGCACAAATTCGCAGTTGGCTGCGGACGCTGATACGCGTCCATCCTCGAATCGGTCTATGATAAATGACGCCGTATTGATGTACCATGCCTCACCAGCGCGCATCTTCTGACTTGGCAAGTACGCAGGCCATGTACATTTGATAGCGCCGTCAGCGTGCAATTGCAACTCACCGTCCTTCAACTGTGGCTTTTGGCGCACAATCAAGGCAGTCTCGCCATCGGGTGCTAATTGTGTGATAAACTCTAAAAAGTTGTGCATTTTGTGTTTCCTTCCGTGAATTAATTACCCCTAGCCCAAAACTAGGGGTTTTTTTTGTTTAAAGCGAACAAACCCTACAAGTATCTTTGCGCTTGTATTCACGCAACTTACGACCTGCATCAAATTCTTTAGACAACAATTCTAAATTAGCAGGCCAATTGTCTCTACCTGGGCTTCTAAAAGTATGCCCAATTTTCTTTTCTAATGCCACACCTTCAGCGTATAAATCAGGATAATTTTCGTACAGATCGCGCCATTCGCCCAGACGTTGATAAGGACATAAAGCGCAATCGGTACGTTTTGGTATGCAAATACCTTTTGAGTTTAGATAATCCCAAACGTCTTTCTCATTCCAATTCCACTCACGCATCGGAAAACGAACTGTAATATCTTCTCCATACAAACCCTTACGTTCCATTTCATCAGCGCGTAAGCCAACGTAAAGCGTTGAGCCAGCAGGTAACGATTCAAAGTAATCAAGGGTTGGCTCAATCTTCAGCCGAATAGTACACCATCTAGCAAACACGTTAGGCAGCATATTAATCTTTTCAATCTCCTCAATCAAACTGCGCGCATGACGAACGCGTTGGATTGGCTCACCTAAAATATTTTCTAGCTTATCCCAATGCGCTTTCATGTCAGGCAACTCATTACCTGTTTCATTGCATATATAAATGTATTTACGCGGCTCAACTTCTGCCAGGCGTAGCGCCAAAGCCGTTGAGTCTTTACCACCACTTAGTCCGACTATGTGTTTCATTTTCCGTACCTCGTCATAATATTAGCCTCAACGTCTAGTGGTAAACCCTCAGCCCATA